ATGGAATATGATAATAAAAACAAGGGTGCTGTATGGCAACGTGAAACGCCATCATCTAAACACCCTAACCTAACTGGAAAACTTGACGTCGATGGTCAAGAATACTTCATCTCTATGTGGGAAAACAAAACCTCGACTAATAATGCTCCAAAATATCGAATCTCTATAACTTCAAAAAATGACATAGACTTCGATGAAATACCTTTCTAACTAACGGAAAATACTATGCAATCTGTAATGAAACATCAATTTAGCGAAGTACCTCACGCTAATATACAACGATCTAGCTTTGATAGATCTCACGGCTTTAAAACTACATTCGATGCCGGAAAATTAATTCCAATACTCTGTGATGATATATTGCCAGGAGATTCTGTGAACTTGAGCATGACGGGCTTTGCCCGTATGGCTACTCCAATCTTCCCAGTAATGGACAACGCATTTATGGACACGCATTTCTTTGCTGTTCCTGTGCGACTACTTTGGGCCAATTGGAAAAAATTCAATGGCGAACAAACCAACCCTGGCGATTCAATCGATTATACAATTCCAACAATGACCTCTCCTGAAGGAGGCTATGACAATGAGTCATTATCTGATTACTTTGGAATCCCTACTCAAGTCGCAGGACTTGAACACTCATCTTTATGGCATCGTGCCTATAACTTGATCTATAACGAATGGTATCGTGATCAAAACTTACAAGACTCTGTAACTACTTCTACATCTGATGGCCCGGACTCACCAACTGACTATGTAATCCAACGACGTGGAAAACGTCATGACTACTTTACTTCATGTTTACCTTGGCCACAAAAGGGTGATGCTGTTTCTTTACCTTTGGGTGAAACTGCATCTGTAAAATTTGATCATTTTTCTGGCCCATCTGGTTCGGCTGATACATATCCTGTCCTTTTAGGTCAGAATACAGTTGATCCTTATGATTTGTACAGTAATAGTTATAATTCTACTACTACTCATAATTTACCAACAGGTAGTTATAATAATTTATATGCTGATCTTTCGACTGCAACTTCTGCAACAATTAACCAACTACGTGAAAGCTTCGCTATTCAACACTTACTAGAAAAAACCGCTCGTGCCGGTTCTCGCTATACTGAAATCATCAAAGGACACTTTGGTGTAACTTCTCCTGATGCCCGCTTACAACGTCCTGAATATCTAGGCGGCGGCTCATCTCCTATTATCGTAACTCCTATCGAACAAACATCTTCTACAGATACTACTTCTCCTCAAGGTAACTTAGCTGCTATGGCAACTTCTACCCTAAATGGACATGGCTTTACAAAATCCTTTACTGAACACTGCATACTAATCGGACTTGTATCCGTACGTGCTGACCTAACATATCAACAAGGTTTAGATCGCATGTTCTCTCGTTCTACTCGTTATGACTTCTTCTGGCCTTCACTTGCCAATATTGGCGAACAAGCCGTACTAAATAAAGAAATCTATGCCGACGGTACTTCCGCTGATGATGACATCTTCGGCTACCAAGAACGCTGGGCTGAATATAGATACAAGCCCTCAAAAATTACGGGTAAATTCCGTTCAAATGACGCGCAGACCCTTGATGCATGGCATCTATCCCAAGAATTCGCAAGTCTTCCGACTCTTGGCTCTGACTTTATCGAAGAAAATCCTCCTCTTGATCGTGTAGTCGCTGTTCCTAGCGAACCACACTTCATCTTCGATTCATATATGAGAATGAAATCTGCGCGCCCTATGCCTACTTACTCTGTACCTGGACTGGACAAACTATAATGGATGCTACATGGCAACTATACTTTGCTACTATAACCGGGTTTCAATATCACCCGGCTAATCCTAGTGATGAACGTCTAACTCTTGAACAATGTGCAAAAATTGCTGATGATATGTATAAATTAACTCTGGAAAGATAAGGCCTATAACTGCCGCACTAATTGGTGCAGGTGCTACCATGCTTACCAATCGTTCTAAAGAAAAACGCGCTCGAGAAGCTATGGACTTCGAGGCTCAACA